AAAATAATAGAAATCAATGGCTTAAAGCTAGAAGAGAAGAAGGTAAAGTTATATACTTACCCTGGACAACATGAAGCAAATAAAAATTGGATATATAGATACGGTACACGGTGAATGCCCACACTGTCATGAAGATACTTTACTTGTTGCAATTGTTACAGATTATTACAAATGCACAATGTGTGGTGAAGAAACTAGACAATATGTAAATGGATCTATTAAGTATTTAAAACTTGATGATAGAGACAGAGAATTTATTCAAAAAGAAAAAAAGATAGACGAAAAAGATGGCTAAGAAAAAAGCCTTATTTGGCGTATCCAATTATCATAAAAGAACACCTAAAAAAAATCCTGGAAGAATAAGAAAGAAATGTGGACCAGGTCAATCACATCCTAAGAAGTATAGGGGCCAGGGACGTTAGATGAAACCCATAATGATTACCCTGATGTATCTTACATTTGGGGGCGAAATTAAATTAGATACGTTTGAAATTAATACACCCTGTAGTAGTTGGTTTCATACAAACGTGGCACAAATAGAGAATAAAAAAAGAACATTATTTAGTGGTCATGTCTATCATGTGTATAAAGATAAGAAAGTTATCGGTTATATATGTGGAGGAGAAGAACCTAGATAGTAAACGTACCTATCCCGAAAGGGAAATTAAGGGGATAGGATTTTAAGGTGAGAAAAGTACATAATCTTGCCACAATTCAAACACATTGTCAACAACTTAAGCCCCTATCATTTGTTTACACTCAAAATGAACACTAACACGATCAGCTTCTACTTTTTTAGAACCTAACTCTCGCAATAAAGATAAACTATTTAGATGACCTGCGGTTGCACAGGCTTCGTAATTATTATACATAGGATACATTTCTGCTGGAGGCATACAGGTTTTATATATACTTGAACAAATTGTTATAATTAATAAAAATTTCATTTTACTCCTTGACTATCCTACGTTTTATGTTTATGTTCCTTTTAACAAAGGAAAGAATATGACAGACATTACTAAATATAAAAATGTATCACTAAAACATCCGACATACAATAAACTAAAATCTCTCTCAGGACTTATAATTCCTGGTACAGAGTTATCAATAAGTAAAACAGTAGAAATAATAGTAAACGAGAAAGCGAAGAAATATAATGGCAAAATACAGAGAACCCCTAGCAAATAGTAACGTTGTTGATTTATTTGGAACACATCTAGAACCCGAACAATTGTTATGGGTATCGGTTATTGCAAAAGCCGCAGATGATGCTGTTAATTCAAACGATCATACCGAAGCGTTAAAAGCAATTAGTTGGTTTAAAAATGATAGCGCAAATTTTAAACAAGTTTGTGTATTAGCAGGACGTGACCCAAGGTACGTAAGAAAAAAAATGTTACCGAAGGTTTTAGAAAGAGAAAAGAAGATTAACTGCTTTATAAACAATATAAGATACGATAATATTGTTCCTATCGTAAGTACAAAACAATGAAAGTAATATGTAAATACTGCAGTGGAAATGGTTACCGAAGAATATGGGCCGACTGTACAGAAACAAAAAAAATAACGATCCAATGCGCCATGTGTGAATCACAGGGTGAAATTGAATCTGACCAATACGAAGAACCGGAAAGGGTTAATCAATGAAAACAATAACAGTAATACTAACTGCCTTATTATTGACAAACTGTAGCTATAGAGTTCAGTTTGGTAAGGCATGTACACCAAATAATTCTGAATGGAGTTATGTATGGTTAAAAGAAAAAGGCGAAGTTAATATATCTAAGGAAAATTGTAATGATAGATGAGTTATACGAAGCTACAAAAAAAGAAGTTATGACAACCAAAGAAGAGTATCGTAATGCTGATGTTCCTATGCCTAGAGGACCTAATGATCTAGAAGAAATTATATCTAGATTAGAGAAACAAAACCAAGAGTTAAGATTAGATAATCAAAGGCTCACGAAACAGTTAGAAGATACGCTTAAACAATTTAGAAATAAAGGTGCACTATGAAAATAATATTAATCCTAAGCTTTTTTATTCTTGTGGGTTGTAGTAAAACCTATGAACCTAACCCTTGGACAACGGTTGCAAGGTTCATAACAACAGGCACACGATGATAATAAAAAAATTAATAGTCAAACTAAGAATGTGGTACGCTGATATCAGAGGTCATCACGGTAAGCGATGGAACTATGAACCTGGTGAATGGTATATGGGTAGACATAGAAAGAGAAAAAAATGAAGACTAATATGCTGAAAATAAATGCAATGAAGAGATTTGTTAAATTTATTTATACTAATGCTGTGCATTTAAATTTATGGAATGAATATAATCCAGCGGGTAAAATTTATGCAGGTTTGGAAAAAAGACAAGCTACAGCAGATAAACGTTTTAAATTTTGTTGTGAGAGATCACACAAAAGACCTTCGTGGAAAGACTGCTATCTACGATGGGCTCAAGAATTAAAAGCAGAAAAACTATTAAAATACATACAGAACCGAAAGGATAGAAAAAAATGAACGAAGAAGATGAAAAAATACAAGTATGGAAAGATGAAATAGCCATGCACGGTGGTACTATTTCTGATCAAGTTAAAGTTAAAGATCTAAAAAAATTAAATAAAGATCTTAAAGAGGAAAAATATAACGGAGGAACAGCATACACTGAGTTTTTAAAATTATTTAGTAAGGGAAAGAAATGAAAAATAAAAACGCATTAGTATTTAGAATAAAATGTATAGCTAAAAAATGTAGAGAGACAGGCAAATGGGATCTACTTTCTAGGTTATGTTATAAATATAGTTGGATTGATTTAACTGCAGGAGAAGCAGATTATGATTAAAATTCTAATAGAATCAGGTGAACCGTCAAGACCTGCACAAACTGTGACGCAAATAATAAAGGAGAAATAATGTACATAGTACACGACAAGATAAACAAAGAGTATGGGTTGTTAAAGAAAACACCTTTCATAGATGTTATGAAAACATCTTTCAAAAGCTATAATAAAGATCATCACAAACTAACTGCAGAACATGTGTTTTTTAATCCTAATTTTGTTCATGAAACTGATGAAGAGATTGAAAATTCGGTCAACGAAAACTTTAAAGGTGATAAAGATACAGCTAATATCGGAGTACCTGTAGTTTATTTTTATGATAAAGATAAAAAAGTGTATGATACTGCAATGTATACCAGTGAACCAGCCAAAAAACGTTATAAAATAATTAAAGAAATCAAAGGGTTAAATGATTTTTTTACCTATACTATGAAAAAAAATAAATGAAGACAATACCTGATTTAATAACTGATATTAAATATAAATATAAAAGATTTGTAGATGTACCATTAAGTTGGATGGAATCTATTGGTAGTAAGATGAATGTATATGCATGGAACAAACGTTGGCGGAACAGGGACCATGGAACAGGATATAAAAAATAAATTTGCTTATCTTGCAGGTTTGTTTGATGGTGAGGGAAATATCACTTACAAAAAATATTGGGCAAATAAACCCCATGGAAGATATAAGTGTTGGCGTATACAAATGGAAATAGTTATGACCGATAAACCTACGGTGGAGTGGTGTTGTGATACGTTCGGTGGTAATCTTAGAGAGAAACCAAGACGTGGACATAAGATGCAGTATCGATGGCGAAGAGGTTTTAGAGATGCGTATGAGATAGCAAAGGTTATAGCTCCTCATGCCTTAACGAAAAGGATTGAACTAACAAAAATTATTAACCATTATGAAAAAACAAATGATAAAGAAATTAGATAAGTATAGTTATAGTAGTTTTAGACAAATCAATGGTGAAGGACCACGAACCTATGATGTACACGGTATTAGATTACCTAGTGTCACGACTATTTTATCACGGACCAAGGATCAAACGTTCTTAAAAGAATGGAAAGCTAAGGTAGGTGAAGCTGAGGCGGAACGTATTAAAAATGTATCATCGAGTCGAGGAACTTCTATGCACAAATACTTAGAGAACTATGTATTGGGTAAAGGTTATGAGGATATGACTGATCTAGGACAGAAGGCTAAAAGTATGGCTCAGAAGGTCATAGATACCGGATTTTTAGCGATTGATGGTTATTATGGGTCGGAGGTAACCCTTTACTATCCGGGCCTTTACGCGGGCTCCACGGACCTTGTATGTAGTTTTAATGGAAAAGAGTCTATTGTAGACTTTAAGCAATCGAATCGTCCAAAACGGGTCGAATGGGTCCAGGATTACTTCTTGCAAGGTGCTATGTATGTGATGGCACATAACTATGTTTATAAATCTAAGGTAGAACAGTTTGTGATCATGATGTGCACGCCGGATTTATATTACCAACAGTTTGAGATTGGTGGATTTGAGTTGAAGAAGTATCAACATAAGGCCTTGGAGCGGATCAATGAGTATTATGAGTTGGTTAATGGAGCAGGGACCACGGTTCAGGTGACTGCAGAAGAATTTATTAAAGGTAAAATTAAGACGTAAATGTGGCAAGAATGTGGCAGGATTGTGACAGGAAATGCCGACACCCAAGGTGTCGGGAAGGGGTCGGCAAGGTGTCGGTAGTGTCGGTAAATGCTGTCCATTTTGGGTTTTTTAGCTGTTTTTCAACCTGTGGTACATGTGCATTTTTGACCGCGATATCGCGGCGACACCCTGCCGACACCCAAAGTGTCGGTAAATAAAGTGAGTAATACCAACGGTTTTAAGCTCATTTTAGGGGTATTTTGACCATGCCGACACCTTTTCATGGATTTTTTGTTTTAAGCGCACTATAATATAAATTCCTTTTTAGGTATCGGTAAACTCAAATGTGGCAAGATTATGGCAAAAAGAAGAAAAAAATCTAAATACAAACATGCCATCATCGGCAACAAAAAATATTATTTCTATAAAATAGTTTGGATCGATCCGTGCGGTGATTCCGGGCATGCAGATGCCAATGAAATGAAATCTTTAACTCCGGCTACCATGATTACACAAGCTTATGTGTTTGAGAAAGATAAAAAACATGTGTGGACATTTGCATCTTATGACAGTGATGCTGCCGTATTTTCTGATAGAAATGTGTTTCCAAAATGTATAATATCTAAAATGGAAAAGATAAAAATATGAATTGTTGGCATTGTCAAACAGAATTAATATGGGGTGGAGATCACGACATTGAAGATGAGGATGAGTTTTATAGTATGGTTACCAATTTAAGTTGTCCCAATTGTCAAGCGGCAGTCGATGTTTATCTACCTAAACAAGAGGAAGATTTATGAAAAGAGAAAAAGGCAAAAGATACGACGGTAGAACAAGACCACCAAGCGAAGCCTACAAAAACGGCTGGAACGAAATATTTCTTAATAAGGTTTTAAAACAAGAAGTTGATATTAATGGTACAGGCACACATAAGTATAGAATAAAACATGGGCCTAATAAAAATAAAGTTGTTTAATTTATTGTAGTTTTTTAGTTTCAGGAGTGACGTTTATAATTTCTGAGTAGTCTTCTTCAATCTTTTTAATGTTAGCTTCTAATTCTTCAATAGACATTTCTTCTAATTTACCTGTTTTAATTATCTTCCTATCAATGTATAATCCGGCCGCTTTACCTCTATTGGTTTCAGCATTTACAGCCGATGAGAATGAACCTTTTTTAAGTGCTTGTTCCTTGATCCTATCTAACTCAGCAACATGTTTTTCGTAAGTCACTTCATGCTTACTTAGTCTTTCTTGTTTTAATTTATCTATGTATTGAACAACAAGTGGTGATGTTCTTGGGTTCATTAGTTCTGATCCCTCACTTCTAGCTCTCTTTTCACTATAACCTGCTTTAATCGCCGCTTCTGTTTGAGACATATATCCATCAGGCCCACCGAATACGATGAGTTCTGCAAATCTTTTCTGCATTTCTGTTAGTCTTTTAGGTCTACCCATACTTGACAATTTAAGGGAACAATCCTATTATGTCAAGGAGTATAAAGAAATATG